TTCACCGCACAATAAACAAGGTGAATGGGAATATTTTTCAAGAAATACTATAACAGGTAAAACTGTTAGAGTTAATATGGAAGAAATGATTAAAGATATTGAAAAACTAACAGGTAAAAAATATATTAAGGAGGAATAATGGCAACTGATTTGCCTACAAGCGATCCAAGTAATGCTGGACAACTTTGGAATGATTCTGGTACAGTAAAAATTAGTGCAGGATAATGAAATTTATTATAATATTTGTGTTACTCAGCCTAACTGTTTTATTAGTTGAATGCTCAGGTTATAAATTTAATTTTACGTGTAATGACTTTAGTAGTGAATTAACTCTAAAAGAAAATGCTAAAAATTTAAAAGAATGTGAGGAAAATCAATTTCAATGGAAAAGAACTTTTTAATAGATAGCATTTCCATAAAAAGATAAAACAATCATAGCAATTATAAAAAGTGCCATTAAAAAAATAACTATTTTTCTTATCATTTAAACAATTAAGTCTAGAATAGTTTGTAATTTACCTTTAATTGCTTTATTATTGAGAGTATTTCGTAAACCTGCGTGTAAATTTTTTGGCCAACATTCAAAATTACACCAACAATATGCTGAATGCTCTTTGTTTAATTTTGCTACAAATTCATTTTCAATTGCAATAAGATATGTATTAAAGAAAAATTTTTGATCGTTTGACGTAAACAATTCTAATGGAATTACTTTTTTAAAAGTAGGAGTTGTTCCTACTTCTTCATTAATTTCTCTCTTTAAACCTTCAAATGCAGACTCCGTATAACGTGCCCTACCGCCAACTAACCCCCACATACCTTTAGTTTTAAAATCGGTTCTTTGTAATAAAAGAAAACGTTTAGTAGAAGTGCTATAAAATAACGCACCAGAACAAATAATATTCTTTTCCATTCTTTATTATAACAATTTAACTTAAATTAATCAAGGAGTAGTTGCATCTGAACTTGCATCATATCCAGTATTTCCGCCGCCATCTAGTACAATACTCCATTTACCAGCGTAATAAATTCCTTCATATGATTTAACCCAGTCTGTTCCATTAAAACGATACTGAATTCCTGTGTATGAATTAGTAATATAATGTTGCGTTGAATCTGGATTTGATGCATCAAAAACTTTTAACCATTTGCTTTGACCTGAGCTATATTCAATAATATCTCCTACACTTGCAATCAACGTTCCCCAAGTTGCACTTTGCACTGATGCTGTAGAATCTCCAACGTCATTTATAATCAAATATCTATCAGCATTTACAGGTGTGCCTGGATCATATGTTGCAGGATTAATTATTTTTTTAACTGATGTTAACGTATTTGTTGGCACCGTGTCAGAATCAATGTTAAACAATAATATTGTGTCGTCTAATGTAGAAGTTGCAATAGTACCAATTATTTCATTTCCTGTTGGCAGTGTTAATCTTATTTGAGATGTACCATTTGTAACTTTGCCATATTGATTTAAAAGAACTTTCCAATTAACTGCAGGTCCAAATGTTTCAAAAGGATCAAAATTTGATGGCTCATTAGCACCTGTTTGGTACCCATCGCCTCCACTTGTTACAGATGTACCGGTTGATCCTAATAATCTTAATTGGTTTCCGGTCACTAATAATCCATAATTGTTTGGTGTTATATAACTTCTTGAAAGTAGAGATCCATCTATTAACTCTTTTGCAATTCCTCCGTCATCATCATATATGCTCATTATAATTTTTTGTATTACACCTAATTTTGATACTTTAACAGGAGGTGATAACCATATTGGCATAGAAAATTGTAATGTTGCAACATCAATTTCTGAATCTGCACCAATTGGAATAGTTCTAGAACTAAATGTTGTTCCTGTTAATTCAACATAACTTAAACTTGTCCAGTCAATATAGTTGTCTGTTTTTTGTATTTCAAAGTCTGGATTAAACAAATATAAAATTTGTTCCATTATTTGTAATTTTTGATCTGTATTAGTTGTCCAAATATCTGCTGATACTTCTAATCTAAAAGGAGACGGCATAACTTTTTCTACAGTATATCCTGCACCTAACTTATCACTATAAGTTCCGTCTGGCAAAAGATCTCTTTCTTTTAAATGTTGTTTTTCAACATGATAAGGATTTTGCATTCTATCTCTATCATAAGTTAATTCTCTTACATAAGCGGCAATTCTTGGTGCGTACTGTAATGCATTTTCACTGTTATTTCTTATAATGTTTGCAACTTGTCTTGTAGGATCTCCATACACAACCGGAACTGCTCTTAAAGTTACTTGGTCGTTTTTGCCTTTTCCTGTCTCCACACTAAAATTACTCAAAATTCTTATAAATTGAGTTAAAAATTTTCTAATTTGTCCGTCGTAAAAGTGTAACATTTTTAATTGTCAGCCTTTGGTTTTAATGCGTTTGTTAATGATTGCCTTTGTTGTACCGTTAAACCATTAATAGTTGTTGTACTTGATTCGTTAACAAATTTTGTTTTCCAATTTGCTCTTGTATCATCGTTTGTTGTAGTTAACCTAACTGAATCCTCAATCTTAACCCATCTGGTTCCATCAAAACGGAATAATCTATTAGGTAAAAAGTCTGTTCTTAAGAAATAATCGCCATCAGCGTAATTACTTGGGAACGCTGTTCCGAATCCAGCCGGATGACCATTTGGTGCAACACCATCACCTCCCACATAAAAACCATAATGTGAACCTGCTGGTGTATCTATTACTGCATTTATTGGTTTATCCGAAATTCTTTCAGTTGTGTTTACATTGTCAGTTCTAATATTTCCTCTTTCATCAATTGGTGCAACATAATATTGCTTGTAATTAAATCCAGCTTTAGGAGAATCTGCTTCTGCCTGTGCAACTATTTGATCACTAATTTCTTTTTCTTTATTGTAGGTACTCATATAACTTGCAAGAGAACCTGTTGTTGTTGCGTCACCTATAATATCTCTAAATTCTTGTGCGTCAACTAGTGTTTTTAATTTTAATCTTAATAAGTGTGGCCACCAGGTTTGTGAAAATCCTTCTGCCGCTCTATTAACATCTTCTATTACATAATATCTTTTAAGTGCAATTGGTATAGTTTCATCTAATGAAAAATCTTCTTTCATATGCGGAAATTCAACAACATCTCCCGACATAGGTTTTCTACCTAATCTTTCAACAATATCATTCATATGTACAGTTAAAAATATAGTATCATTTTGTAAAAACATACCAAATTGTGATAGATTAAAATCTATATCTTGTACATTGTATATTCCTCGTACAGTATAAACATCTGATGAGTATTTTCTATCTCTATTTTCTAAAAATAATAAATCTTGGATCGTTGTTTCATTAATATTACTTTGAGCTCGTTGTGGCTGAGTGGGTGATGCTGATCCATCTTTGGTCTCATCACCTTGATCATATGGTCCTATATATTTGTGAAAGTGTAGGTCTGTTCCACCCACCGTAAACATCTCTTTGATGTTACGATCAAAAAACTTATAGTCGTTGCCTTTTTCAGGCTTAAAAATTGATAATCTTGGCATTCCATACATATTTATTGATAACACACAAGCCATAAATATGTGTATGTCAGAACTACAAACAGGTCAACAAGAAGTATTTGAATACGTTAAAGCTAATTTAGGTGAGGGCATGATTGACGTAGAATTAGACCCAAAACACTATCAAATAGCACTTGAAAGAGCCATTAACAGATATAGACAAAGATCGTCTAATGCTGTTGAAGAATCTTATGCTTTTTTAGAAATGAAAAAGAACCAAAATACTTACATTTTACCTGATGAAATAATTAACGTTAGAAAATTATTTCGTAGAACAGTGGGCTCTCGTACAGAAGGTGGAGAAGGTGGAACACTTTTCGAACCTTTTAACCTGGCATATACTAACACATACTTGTTAAGAGCAGGAGCAACAGGCGGACTTGCAACATACTTTGCTTTTGCATCTTATCAGGAATTAATTGGAAAAATGTTTGGAAGTTTTATACAATTTCATTTTGATGTTGCAACTAAAAAACTTACAATTACACAAAGACCTAGAGCAGATAACGAAGGTATTCTAATGCATACTGATAATTTTAGACCTGATATTACACTGTTTAAAGATATCTATTCTAAACCATGGATTAGAGATTACACATTAGCAGTATGTAAAGTTATGCTAGGTGAAGCAAGAGGTAAATTTAATACTATTGCTGGTCCACAAGGTGGTACAACACTTAATGGTGCTGAACTAAAACAAGCTGGTATGGCTGAGATGGAAAGACTTGACTTAGAAGTTAATAATTTCGCAGAAGGTGGAACACCACACAGTTTTGTTATTGGTTAATTCATTACTAAATCTTTTTAAATACGAGTATCATGTCAGATTCTCGATATAAATCATATTCCGATTGTACACTTGACGAACTAGAAATTATAATTGATGATCTAGAAAATATGTCTATTAGTGCATTAAGATCTAAGAATCTAGAAATACGTAGAAGCATACTTGGTGCGGTAAAAGAAGCCAAATTAGAGATTGAAAAACGTCTTAAAAAGTAGTATAATCAATTAATGTTAATAGGATTAGTAGGACTAATAGGTTCTGGCAAAGATACCGTTGCGGAAAGATTGGTAGAACAATATGGTTTTAAAAAAGATTCATTTGCAAAAAGTTTAAAAGATGCAGTAAGTTCCATGTTTAATTGGAACAGAGAAATGCTAGAAGGTGCAACAAACGAAAGTAGAGCATGGAGAGAACAACCTGATGCTTATTGGAGTGAACGGTTTGGTAAACCTGTAACACCTAGATGGATATTGCAATATTTTGGCACAGAAGTAATGCGTGGACAAATGTACGATGCAATATGGTTAGATAGTTGCTTAGGCAGATATAAAGGTGAACCTACTGTTATTTCGGATACTAGATTTATTAATGAAATTAAAACAATTAAAGCACATAGTGGCAAAGTTATATGTGTAAAAAGAGGCGAATTACCCACACAAAAAGAAATGCAAGATCGTGGAGCACATCAATCTGAATGGGATTGGCTAGATAGTGACTTTGATTACATTATAGATAACAACGGAACACTGGAAGAATTATTTGCAAAAGTAGATAAACTTACCCATCAGCTTCTAGATCTCCCATCTTCCATCGCAACTTCTTAACACTTGCTAATCGTTGACAATTAGCACATATAGTTTTTAAATTATGTGTAGCAACATTGTTCTTATTTCCATCTACAAAATACACATCCATTTGCATAAGTTCTTGGGGTTTAAACGCACATAATTCACACTTATTTTTTTTCTTATATCCAGAACGTTGTAATGGTGTTATACCACCTATACGAAGTTTCTTCTTTTTCCGTATACAAGTATCGCATAAGCTACGCCAATAAATTTTTTTACCTCGTCTATAACCCATGGCTCTAACTTTAATTTTGCACTGTTTACATAACGGCCTGGTACCTATAAACGGTTTCATGTGGTGCCTATATTCATTGTAACTGTATTTACGTAACCTATATAGGTACCTAAATAATCAAAATAAAGTCGTAGTTTACGTATATTGTAATAAATACTTCAAGTAACATAGACTTGCAAGGAGAATATTTAAATGGCATTAACATCACCAGGAGTAGAGGTAAGTGTAATAAACGAAAGTTTTTATGTACCATCAGATGCGGGTACTACACCTCTTTTTATAGTAGCATCGGGACAAGATAAAGCACCAGGCTCAGGCACTGGTACAGCAGTAGGAACAACAACTGCTAACGCAAATACAGTATATTTGCTATCTTCACAAAGAGAATTAACAGAAACTTTTGGAGATCCAAAATTTTATACAGACGCTTCAGGAAATTCATTACACGGTTATGAATTAAATGAACATGGTCTACAAGCGGCATATTCTTTCTTAGGAATAGCCAACAGAGCATACGTTTTAAGAACAAATGTTGACTTAACAGAATTAGTAGGTAGTGCATCGTCTCCGACAGCTAAACCTACAGACGGAACATACTGGTTTGACCTTGCATCAAGCAGTTTTGGTATTCAAGAGTGGTCACAAACTAATCAACTATTCACAGCAAAAACACCAACTTTAATTACAACAGTATCTAGTCTAGTTGGCAACAGTTCTACCGGAGCACCTAAAACATCAATTGGTGCAAAAGGTGATTATGCTGTAAACACAACACACGTATCAAATAAAATGTATTACAAAAACGATAGTAATGCTTGGGTACACGTAGGGTCATTAGCATGGCACAACTCACATCCAGTAAAATCAGTTGCATCAGGTACAACTGTAACTAATGGTAACACTATTCAAATTAATGGTATTTTAGTAACAACTGGTGGTACAGCATTATCAGATGTTGCAACAGCTATCAACACTGCAAACGCAGGTGGAGTTACAGCGTCAGTTAACGCAATAACAGGTAACTTAGAAATATTCCACAATGGTGGAGCATTTGGCGATTCAACTGCTGGCTTTAACACAATTAGATTTGAAGCAGGTGCTTCAGGTACACTGTTAGCAGATTTAGGTATTACAGCAGGAACTTACAAAGGTCCTAGATTCCAACAATCAGCACATACTAGCAGACCAACATGGAAAACAGCAGATCAAAATAGACCTAATGGTTCTATTTGGGCTAAAACAACTTCAGCAAATTCAGGTGCAAATGTTGTTGCTAAACTTTATAGTTCGGCAACTGCGGCATGGACAAGTGTAAATGCAAATTTATATGCATCACACAATTCAGCGATTTACAATGTTGATCCAACAACAGGCGGAACAGGTATAGCAGTTGGAACACTTTATAGTCAATATAATATAACTGAGCAATCAATGGACGGACAAGCAGATTCAACTCCTAATGTTGGTGATGTACAGTTATTTAGATATGAAGGCGGACAAACAGTTGTACAATCTAAAACAACTAGTCTAAGTACAACAGCAGGCGAAACATTTACAGTTAGAGAATCATTAAAAAATCAAGAAGCATTAGATACAGCAAAAACAGTTACTATGGTTTCTGGAGATGGTTCAACACTAGGTGACGCAGACGACTTTATAACAGCATTTACATTAGCAGGATTTACAAACTTAACAGCAGAAATTGTTACTTCAGGCGAGTATACAGGTGCAATTAAAATTACACACAAATTAGGTGGTGATTTTAGAATGAATAACACCAACGGTACACCACTTGATGATGCTGGTTTAGGTGTAGGTTCAGCACACGCATACGGAACTTATACTGCAAACAGTACAACTTTAATTGACAACTTATATGTTACTCCAACAGGTGATTCAGAAGATTCAACTGTAGGTAATGAAGTAATGGCAACTGGTTGGAAAAGATTATCTTATACTGCGGCATCAAGTTCACCAAGTAATGAACCAACAGATGGTACATTATGGTACGATACAACAATTGATTCAGCTGATATTATGGCACACAACGGAACAACTTGGATAGGTTATCAAACAGCATACGCAAATACAGATCCAAATGGTGCACAATTTAGTGCAACAGCGCCAACTACACAATCAGATGGTACTGCACTTATAACAAACGACTTATGGATTGATACTTCAGACTTAGAAAACTATCCAAAAGTGTACAAGTACAACACTTCAGCAACATTAAGTTCTACTAACACTTCAAATTCAGTAGCAGTTACAACAACTGGTGCGGCATGGGTAACAGTAGACAAAGCAGATCAAACAACAGAAGACGGTATTGTGTTTGCAGATGCTAGATGGAATACATCAGCAGAAAAAAATGCACATAACAGTACACAGGCTGGAACAGCAAGTTCAATTAAAGACTTGTTAACAGACGGCTTCTTAGATCCAGATGCACCAAATCCAACTTTATATCCACAAGGTATAATGCTTTGGAATACTAGACGTTCTGGGTACAATGTTAAAGAATACAAAAACAGTTACATAACAACTACAAAATATCCAAGTTCAGGATCAAGTGGATTAGGTAACATTAGATTCAGCAACGAAGCTGTAGGTGGTTACTACCCAGACAGATGGGTTACTAAATCAGGTAACAAAGCTGATGGTTCTGGCTGTTTTGGAAGAAAAGCACAAAGAAAAGTTGTTGTAGCACAATTAAAATCAGAACTAGATACCAACCAAGCAATTAGAGAAGACCAAAGAGGATTTAACGTAATAGCTTGTCCTGGTTATCCAGAGTTAATGCAAAATATGATTAACTTAAACACTGATAGAAACAACACAGCATTTATAGTTGGTGATACACCTTTAAGATTAGAAGGTACAGCAACAGCAATTACAAATTGGGCAAATAACAGTGCATCAGCTACTGATAACGGTGACGATGGACTAGTAAGCTCAAGTGATTACTTGGGTGTATTTTACCCATCAGGTTACAGCACAGACAACACAGGCAAAAAGATTGTTGTTCCGGCATCACATATGATGATTAGAACTTTAGCGAACAACGATAATGTTGCATTTCCTTGGTTTGCACCAGCAGGTACAAGAAGAGGTATTGTTGACAATGCAACAGCAGTTGGTTATATTAAAGCAACTACTGGTGAATTCCAAACAATTTCTGTAACAGAAACAATAAGAGACGCTATGCACACAGTAAAAGTTAATCCAATTACTTTCTTCTCAGGAGCAGGTATTGTTAACTTTGGTAACTTAACGAAAACAACGTCAAGTTCAGCATTAGATAGAATTAACGTTTCGAGATTAGCAGTTTACTTAAGAAGTCAATTAGATGCTATTGCTAAACCGTTTATATTCGAACCAAATGATGAATTAACTAGAAACGAAATTAAAGGTGCAATAGAATCATTCTTGTTAGAATTAGTTGGACAAAGAGCATTGTACGACTTCTTAGTAGTTTGTGATGATACAAACAACACAGCAACTAGAATTGACAGAAACGAATTGTATGTTGATATAGCAATTGAACCAGTTAAATCGGTTGAATTTATTTACATACCTTTAAGAATTAAAAACACAGGAGAAATTGCAAAATTAGGGAACTAATTTTTAGATAAATAGGAGAAACAATATGGCAATATCAACATTATCAAAATTTACAGTACCTTTAGCAAACGATCAAAGTTCAGCATCACAAGGCTTATTGATGCCAAAACTACAATATCGTTTTAGAGCAATCCTAGAAAATTTTGGAGTAACTACACCAAGATCAGAATTAACAAAACAAGTTATAGATATTACAAGACCTAACTTAACTTTTGATACAGTAACATTAGACGTTTACAACTCAAAAGTATTTGTAGCAGGTAAACATACTTGGGATCCAATTACAATCACATTAAGAGATGATGTTAACAACTCGGTTACTAAACTAGTTGGTGAACAAATTCAAAAACAATTTGATTTCTTTGAACAATCAAGTGCGGCATCAGGTATTGATTACAAATTTACAACTAGAATTGAAATGTTAGACGGTGGTAACGGAGCAAGTAAACCAAATGTATTAGAAACATTTGAGTTATACGGTGCTTATGTTGAAAACGTTAACTACAATACTTTAGCATATGCAACATCAGATCCAGCAACAATTACAATGTCAATAAGATATGACAACTGTATACAAACACCAACTGGTACAGGACTTGGTACAGCAGTATCAAGAACTATTGGTACACTTTCAACTGGTGGCGGACAATAAAATTTAAACCTGCAATTATAATAGAAAAAGCGTCTTTATAGGCGCTTTTTTTGTGGCTATAAATAACAGTATGCCAAGTATAAACAATTTTCTTAAAGGGTTTCAAGACGGTCTTCCGGGAATGAAAGACTACCGTCATGCGTCAAGACTTTACACTGACGATAATATGAGGCTATTGCCAAAACAGAAGTTTCTGTTTCATGTAGTATTAACATTAAATGATGTTGTTACACAATCTAAATTTACTCCTAATAACTTAATAGAATTGAATATGCTTGTTAAGGCTTGCGAACTTCCTCGTTATAATATGAACATTGAGGAAAAAACTCAATATAATAAAAAAATGTATACAGCAACACGTATTGCTTACGACCCAGTTAACATTACATTTCATGATGATCATGCTGACACTGTTAATGCTTTTTGGAAAAAATATTACGAATACAATGTTGCAGATTCGGTTCATCTTAATGAAGACCTAGCAGAAAATTATGCTAAAGATGATTATTATACAACAGACAGAAAAACTACAAAGTGGGGATTAGACACTCCTAAACAAAGTAAACTTCCGTTTATAAAAAATATCGAAATTTTTGTATTACATAAAAAAAGATTTACATCTTTTAGATTAGTTAATCCTGTTATTGGTTCTTTTAATCATGACAATTTAGATGCGGCAGACGGTACAGGAATTATGCAAAACACAATGCAAATTTTATATGAAACTGTAAGATACAGAACAGGTCTAGTTGATAAAACAAATATTAGAGGGTGGGCTACATTACATTATGATAACGAACCTTCTCCTTTAAGTGTACTAGGTAAAGGTACAACTTCTATTTTTGGTCCAGGCGGTATTGTTGATGGTGTTGGCTCTGTAATAGATATGGCTAAAAGCGGAAATATTTTAGGTGCAATTATTGGTGCATCAAACACATATAACAATGCTAAAAAAATGAAAAAAGCGGGTGTTAAAGAAGAATTAAAAGGAATTGTTAAAGAAGGAGTTTTAGAAGTCGGCAAACAAGCAGGTACTATTACAAATCCAGTAGGATCATTTGCAATTGGCGCCGTGGCGGCAACAGCACTAACTCTTGCAACGTCAAAAGGTTTAGTGGATAATCAAAATAAACAAAATACAACAGTAATATCAAATCCAGTTTTAGATAGTAACACTTATCTTACAGCAGACGAATCATACAACATTGTTATTACTAACGCAACTATAAGAAATTCTATTGCGGCAGGAATATATTATAAAGATGTAGGCTCTAGAAAAGGATTAACAATAGCAGAATCAGATGTTGAATATACAGGATCTACTGCTACAACAAAATCAGTATATAAAGCTAAAGCAAATACAAATATTCGTAAATTAGTAACTGAAGGATATATAAAAATTAATAGAACATCACACAACGTATCTATTATAACTGAAAAGGCAGGATTATAATGTCAGAATTTTATACAAACTTACCACCAAAACAAAAAGACGAACTAGACAAAACAATACAAAAATTAACAACAACAAATTACGAAGAAGAGTTTCAATTTAACGTAGGTGAGTATGATGCGGCAATTGGACATTTTGTTAAAAGAGGTTTTTCTAGAACTGCGGCAGAAACAACTGCTTATGTTATTTTACAACAAGCAAAAATAGACTCTGTTAGCCCACAAGAAATATTAGATCAATTAACAAACGCAGATGAGGCCCAACTGTCTGAATTAATAACAATTATATTAAATGCTAATAGATACAAGTCTAGTAGATTGGGAGTAAGACAAACTCGTTCAACGAAAGATACTGTGTCTAGAAACATTCTAGACTAATGAATCCAAGATTACCAAGATTTGCTAAAGGAAAATTTGCTCTAAAAAACCCAGAGAAGTATGTTGGTTTAAAAACGCCAACATATAGAAGCAGTTGGGAACAAGCATTTATGAGATTATGCGACGAACATCCTAACGTATACAAGTGGGCAAGTGAATCAATTAAAATACCTTATAGACATCCTCTTACAGGCAAATATACAATATACGTACCAGATTTTTTCATTGTTTATAACGACAAAGAAGGGCGTAAACACGCCGAAATGGTTGAGGTTAAGCCATTATCCCAGACAACAATGGAGGCGGCTGGTAAAAGTATGGGAAAGAAAAAACAAGTTGTGATAAACATGGCCAAATGGGAGGCCGCAAATGCTTATGCCAAACAAAATAAAATGAGATTTAGGGTAGTATCAGAAGACCAGTTATTTCATAATGGGAAACGTAAATAATCAAAATGACTAAAAAGTTAGAAGACATATTAAATTTACCAAACGTTAAAGATGCATTCGCAAAAGTTGATGCAAAAGAAAAAGAAAACGCTTTAAAAACTAATGGTACAGCTCTTCCAAAAAATGTTGACCCGCAAACACAGAAGAACCTGCAAAAAACTTATGCAGAATTTGACAAGATAGCGGCCGCTCTACCACAAGTAAAAGGACTAGGCGATCTAGGAGATCTAGAGTTAGATAAACTGGCTGTTGAAGCTGAAGAAAGTTATAAAAATTTAATGGACTTAGGAATGAACGTTGACTCACGTTATTCAGGACGTATTTTTGAGGTTGCAAGTTCTATGTTACGTAATGCCATAGATGCAAAAAGCTCTAAGATAGACAAGAAACTTAAAATGGTGGAATTACAACTTAAGAAGCTGAAACTGGACAAAGACGGAAAAGACGGTGGTCCGATTGAAGAAAGCGATGGGTTTGTTATATCTGATCGTAATGAATTAATGAAGAAATTACTTAAAACATCTGACACCAAGGAAGTGGATAAAGACTAAATAGTACTAATATGAGCACGTTTGCAAAATATCTAACAGAATCGACTAAAACTTACGAGTATAAAGTCAAAATAGCAGGTGATACTAAAGAGAATTTCGCTTCTCGTTTAGAGACGGCCTGTCAAAAATTTGAAATACAAAAATTATCTGCAGGAAAGAAAACTCCGATACAATCGCTACCTTTGGACTTTCCAGCATTATCAAACGAGTCTGTAACAATTTACGATCTTTCTACTTCTTATCCAGTATCAGTTAGAGAACTAAAAGAATATATTGCAGATTATATGAGAATTTCACCAGCACACGTAGTTGTGAGAAAACCAGGTGAACCAACAGAAGAATATCAAGATCAAATGGCAGTTGCAGGTAAATCTGAATACGTAAACAAATTACAAGATATTGAATATAAAGATGCGCCTAAAGTAAATGCAGAAGATTTTCATTCTACACAAGCAAACATGAGTTTGTTAAAAGAATTATTAAAAGATAAAAAACCACAAGAAGGTGTAAAACAAGAATTAAAAGATATTAAAGGTGCAACAACTAAAGATGATGCCCCAGCAAATTCACCTTTAACAAAAGCAACTAATCCACACCCAGACCCAAAGAGGAAATAATATTATGGAAATGATTGACGTATTAAAAGAATTATCGGGAATATCAACTAAAAGTCCGGAAGTTGCAAAAGCAATAGAACAAGTTCAAAAAACAAACCCAGCTGAAGTTAAAGAAGAAAATAGTTTAGTTGCAGGTAAAGAAGTTGAAGCGGCAGTTGATAACAAAGATTTAACAGTTAAAGAATACGCACCAGATAACAAAATGAATTTTGTTGATTGGTTAAAATCAAAAGGCAAAGATATTTATAAAGTTAAAGGCGACGAATATAGCGAATTAGCAAAGGCATTCCGAGCATACAAAAACGGCGAAACTAACGAAGGCGGTATGTCAGATATGCATATTGGTGCACAAGAAGTTGTAGGCGAATTTGTTGACGAAGACGGAAATTTAACAATGCCAAAAGCACAAGTTTTACAAGCACTAGCAAAAGAAAAAGCAACAGCACCTTTTCCAAAATCATACGAAATTGAAACTGCAATGGGTATGGTTAACAGCGATTTTGACGACGGTGGTTCTAGAAGACACGGAATTGACGAGCCAGAAGGAATAGACGATTTTGGAGGTCAAGAAAGCATGGAAGGAACAAGAGCACCTGGATCACCAGATCATGAATGTGGACAAGAGTGTGCAATACACAGTTGCGATTGTGAAATTGGACATAGCCAAAAAGAAAATGATGCTCCGGTTGTTACAAAAACTGTGCTAAATACAGAAGCAATGAAAACAGAAGGCAAAAAACCAATTAAAGAAGCAATAACAATGACTGCTGATTCTCCTGAAGAAGCGGGTATGTTAATGCAAATAATGAAACTTGCAGGTGTACACCAAGTAACACCAGACGAAATTGGTGCCGACGAACCAGAAGCTTCAACAGATATTCCAACTAATGACGCTGATACTGACGTAGAGCAAGGCGAGGAAGGAAATGAATGTCCAGTATGTGGAGATGATGCAGTTGGTTCAGAAGATATGGGCAAAATGAGAGATATGATTTCTCAACACGACACAACAGAAAACGAAACCGAAACTTGGGACAATGCACCAGATGAAAAAGTACAAGATGTAGACACATTAGTTAATGTTCATTCAGGTGGTTTAAACAAACAAAAACAACAAGTAAGAAAAGAATATCCAGGTGATAATCCATTAGCAGTAGAAGATACAGTTACTGAACAGGATTTAGCTGACAGTTTTAGAGCACAATACGAAGGCTTTAAAAAATCATATCAAGAAGCGGCAAAAGTTACTGAAAAAAAAGCAAAACCAGACTTCTTAGATATGGATAAAGATGGCAATAAAAAAGAACCAATGAAAAAAGCTATTGCCGATAAAAAATAAAAATAATCAAAAAATATGAGTGTAAACGGAAAAGTAAAATGGTTTAATCCCAACAAAGGGTTTGGATTTATAGCCAGAGAAGATAAAGAAAAAGATGTATTCGTTCACGTTTCAGCTGTTAAGGCCGCAGGTCTTGATAGTTTAAATGAAGGTGAATCAATAACATTTGACGTAGATATAGCGGCAAAAGGACCTTGTGCTGTTAATTTACAAAAGCCTGACTTAAACAGTTAGTTTTCTTAACATAAAAATAACCTTAAATACTATACTATGGCTTATGTCTCATTAGATAGTGAACAGATAAAACGTGCCCATAAAAAGCACAAATACACTAAAGAACAGGTGTTACAACTTGAACAGTGTATGAACAAGGACACTGGTCCTTTGTTCTTTATGGAAACGTTTATGAAAATTCAACATCCTGTAAAAGGTGAGATGCCGTTCAAGCCATATGAGTTCCAAAAAAGATTAATTGACGCATATAATAAAAATAGATTTAGTATTGCTATGCTACCAAGACAAACAGGTAAAACTACTTGTGCATCGGGATACCTTATTTGGTATGCTATGTTTAGACCAGATTCACAAATACTAATTGCCGCACACAAATACGCAGGAGCATCAGACATTATGTCTAGGGTGCGTTATGCTTATGAAATGTTACCTAGTTGGATTAAAGCAGGTGTTGTGCAATATAATAGAAATTCGATTGAGTTTGATAACGGTTCTAAAATATCAGCAACTACTACAACAGAAAACACAGGACGGGGTATGTCCTTAACAATGATTTATTGTGATGAGTTTGCATTCGTGCAACCACCCGATAAAGCAAAAGAATTTTGGACTTCACTATCTCCAACACTATCAACTGGAGGTAAATGTTTAATTACTTCAACTCCAAACAGTGATGAAGACCAATTTGCATTAATTTGGAAAGAGGCAAACAAAAGATTTGATGAATACGGCAACGATAAAATTGTAGGTACAAACGGTT